TGTGCTGCGGTGTACTGCAGCAGCAGATTGTCAATTTCCTGAGTGCTGATTTTCTGAGTGGTAGCTGCTGCGCCGATGTAGATGCCTGGTGACTCATTGCGGCCACCGCCCAAGAACGCAATGCGTTCTTGGTATATACAACAGGCATGTGTGCCAAGCACGCCCTTTTGGACTTGTGCGCCATCAATGCGCACGAATGGAAACAGCGCACCGCCCACGTTATCGAACACCTCTTGCGTGTTGCTGTTCAGTGCATAGACCTCGTTGCGCAGTTTTAAAAGGGCCACCACCGGGTCGGGGTCAACCTCTGAACTGCCGTATTTCAGTGGGTTGACTTGGGTCGGATCTGTCAGTTCAGTGACGACCAAGTTTGCACCGTCAGTCGTCATGAAGTAACCATCTACCCAGCAAAAGTCCAGCACCACACCTAGGTCTGGGTCTGTGACTTGTCTCAGTATCGGGGCCGTTGGGTTCCAGCCTATAGTGCCTGGAGTGTTAACTGGTATCCAGTAGTACAGCCGCCCACCGGATGCAATGCCCAGCACATCAAAGCTGTAGTCCATCGTCACCAGCTCGGTGACAGGGCCACCAACATCACCCAGCACGGTCACAGCGCCATTGCTTGCCACGGTCACGAGCTTTGTACCCATCACCCTGTAGCAAATTTCGTTCCAGCTGATGCCGCCGCGGTCAACGCCTGGGCCTGTGCCGTTAGCCACAATGCCATCACCCTGCCGCAAAAATCCATTACTCACACCCGAGGTAATTGGCACTGGAACCATATTCACGGGGTAGGCAGTCCTCAGCTCTGGCGTGCTGTCTGCGTAGATGCCGCTTAAAATGGGGATTTGCATGGTTACTTCTTAGCCTTGTTTCGTGCCGAGATTTTATTGGCCTTGGCCTTGGCATCAGCCTTGCTCGATGCACCCCATGCACGAAGACTTAGCAACAGCCTGGTGGGTTCACCGTCTTTGTACTCAGGGCCACGGTTGCCGCCCATTCGTGCCAAAAATGATGCCCTGCGAGGATTGTCACCAGACTTGACAGGCGGCTTGAGATTCATGCCCTCAGCCTTGGCCGCAAGTCTGCCTTTGGCATTCAAACCGCCTTTTGGGTTCTGGCCTTCTTTACGTGCGTAGGCTGGGGTTTTCATCTGAAGCCCTTAACTTTTTCGGCAACCTTCTTGGGTTGCTTGGCAAACTGCTTGCCAGCCTTTGTAGCCTCACGCTTTGCCCGTGTGGTTGCCGCATATTCAGCCGCTGTCAGTGCCTTAATCGCCTTTTCAGGCAGATACCTCTCGCCTGTTTCAGACGATGGCTTACCAGACTTGGTGCGCCAGTTTTGGCTTGACCAATCTTTGAGGCTTTTTTGTGTGGCTTTCATTTATAACCGCCACCTTTTTCTTTGTACTTTTTTGCCAACAGTTGGGCTTTGCGAGCCGACCATTCACCAGCCGCAGTACCTTGCACGGCAGAACCTTTGATTTCCTCAAAGAGTCGCTTACGCATGATTGGCTTAGTGTAGTTGCCAGCCTCGTTGACGGATGACTTAGGCTTCGTAGCCATTATGAATCCACGCCTTTGATGACTGCAAAGTTGAATACTGGTGTTTCTGTAGTCGTGCCGCCAGTGGTGCGAAAAGTGATATTGAAACTTCCAGCCGCCACCGCAGTAACCATCAAGTCATATAAATCAGTGCCTGACTTTTGATTCAGAATGATGACATCAGTTGCCGCCACTGTGCTATTGGTAACTGTAAAAGTTGCCGCTGTTGCCGAACCTGCCGCACTAAATAGGGTAATTGCACCAGATGTTTTGTTTAGCGTCACGCCTGTGGTTCTGTTTGTGCCTTGGGTGACTGTGCCGCCTGCGCCTGTGGCATAACCCACGCCAGCCGTGCCAGATGATCTAAGTGTTCCTGTGACTGCTAAACTTGTTCCTGTGGCTGCACCAATATTTGGAGTCACCAATGTAGGTGTGTTTGCAAATACTGCCGCCCCTGTACCTGTTTCATCAGTAAGGGCGGCCGCTAAGTTTGCGCTTGATGGGGTTGCCAGAAATGCTGCCACATTTGCAGCCAAACCAGCAACACCAGTTCCAATTGGCAAGCCAGTGCAGTTTGTCAATGTTCCAGAAGTCGGCGTGCCGAGAATCGGAGTGACCATCACCATGCTTGTGGATGTGCAGGCGCTGATGTTCCCGCTGGTTACTGTACCCAGCACAGGTGTAACCAAGGTAGGGCTGGTGTTGAACACCAACAGACCCGTGCCGGTCTCATCGGTCATTGCAGCCCGGAGATTGGCACTGCTTGGCGTTGCCAAGAAAGTCTGTATGCCAGCCGCATAAACCGTATTGGCAATGATCTGATACCAAGAGTTTGTTGGCTGATAAAATCTGATTGCTGTTGCCGTTCCCGCAGCCAATGAGGTCACCGCACCATAAATAGCAGATGCGCCATTCAGTGCGATAGTCAGCGATGTGATCTCTTGCGTTGACGTAATCAGCACCGTAGTGCCATCAGGAACGCCAGTGTTCAAAGGCAGCGTGATCGTGCCCGAAGCCAATGTCCCTGCGGGTTGCAGCAGCATCCACTGTTGCTGACTCACTGGTGTCGGTACTGTGATGTTGAACCCAGATCCAGGCACGTACAGATTCACCGCCAAAGTGGGAGATGCAAAACTCTGCTGAAAGAACGTCAACAAAGAACCAATCGACGTTCTGCGAGCATCACCGTTGTTGGGCGAGTAAACCGGCAACTGATCGCCACTGGAGATCGTATTCAGAAATGCAAGTTGGTTAATTTGTGCCATGACTGTCCTTTAGTTAAATTCGATAGGCCCATCAGGGCCAGCATCAACAGGGCTGTAGGGTGGGCGCACAAATGGGTTGTCGTACACACGCCAAGGCTTGTTGCCAGCACCAGCCGGTGTGGTTGCTGGTAGTTGTTTCTCCAGCGGGAATGTCGCACGCTGCAGCAAGATGTCGTAACCTTGCTTGGCAGTGGTCTTGGTCTCAATCATCACTTGCTTGCCGTAGCTCGGGGCAAGCCTGATGCCTAGACTGCAGATGATGGCCTCATATGCCGAGTCGGGCACATTGGTTTGCTCATCTAGATCGCTGTCTTGTGGGCTTGAGGGTATCGGGTAGCCCAAGCGGATGCCCTTGGCGTTCCAGTCTGCCATCATTGCATCTAGCCTGCGCAATGCAGACTCTAGCTGCTCGGGCTGCATGTCGAAGGTGTAGGAGGCCAGACCGATCTCCTCTAGGGCGGCGCTTATGAACTGGCGCTTGCTGTATCCCATGATTCTGCCTCCATCGCCTGGTTGATGCGGTTGAGCAGCGTTTCATCTGACCAACGCTTGTCGACTTTGAGGCCAATTTTAGCAGCCTGCTCCAACATCTCACCATGTGTTGGCTCGCCCACAATCTCCACTTGCCGAACAACAGCATCAATAGGTGATGGATAGCAGACTTTTGTTAGCTTGCGTTCAATGGCTTGTGCTTTTTTGAGTTTGCGCTTTTGCAGCCGCAACTCCCGCCACGGGGCGAGAGTCTTGGTTTTGATGATCGCTGCCGATTTCATTTCTTCTTCATTGACTTGGCAGGCTTTTTCATCATGCCGTAAGCCATAGCAACGGCTTGCTTTTGGGGCTTGCCTGCTTTCATTTCTTTTTTGATGACGTCCGACATTTTATTGTCGCTCTTACCCATTGTGTGTCCTGGCATTGCAATCTCCATGTGAGACAGGCCAACATCTCTGCTGGCCTGTCTGGTTGATTAACCGATACGGTAGACGATAAAGGTATCAGCCGCAGTCTTGCGTAAACGGAAGCGTGCAGATGCACCAGACGTTGCAGCAGTTGCAGCAGAGCCAACAATGGTCACACCTGTGTTGACCGTGAGGGTCAAAGCAAATGCAGCCAAGGTGATGACGCTGAAGTCGAACGAATCACCGATTGCCCACTCCGTTGCCAGGTCAAGGTTTGCACCTGTTGGCAGTTGGATGGAACGGGTTGCCGTAGGCGTTGCAGTAACGATACCAGTCAGCACATTGGCTGCTGTAGCAATCATCGAACCGCCATCGGCTATGTCAGCAGGCGCACCCTGAGGTTGCCAGTTGCCATTGTTGCTGATGTCAGGTGCAACGCCAGTGGAGTAGTAAGCGCCTGATGCACCGGCTTGAATAGTCACGCTGGTGGCATTGGTGAATGCTGGTGACACGTAGGTGGTGTTCTCAACCGTAGTCAGCAAATTCTGTGAATCAGGGAAATTGGGGAAACCAACTTCCTGAAACACAAGTGCTGGTGAGTAGGCTTGTACAGCGATTTTCTCGCCTGCTGGCACAGTAACGGTGGCCGTGCCTTGGGTAAAAATTACGTTATAGCTCATGTTGTGGCTCCTTAGACTTGACCGAACAGCAAAATACCAGACATTTCTGGCTGCTTATTGACCACACCAAACAAAGTGTCGAGACGATACTTGGTTTTCATTGTGTTGATATCGTATTGCTTCTGCATGACGAGCTCAATGCCTTGATCGGTGGAGGCACGCAACGGTGCGACACCAGCATCAGAAGGAACAGAGTAACGGCCTGGCAATATCTCCAACGCATCTTT